GTTTGCTGTAACATCTCCATTTGTATCTCTTTGTTCTTCAGTGACTGATGTTACGACAAGTTCTTGATATCCAATGGATTGGTTACCAATTTCTAAAACATCTCCTACTGAAATTTCATTATCACCGACTAATTGATTTGCCGGTAATACTTCAAACTGAACGTTTGCTTGATTAAAATTAATTGCATGAGGGGTTTCTTGTTGTTCAGAATTACCTGTGATTCTTGTAGCTGGGATTTCAGCTTCTGAAATTACTTCTACTTCAAACTTATCACCTCTTGCATATGCTACTTCTACTGAATTACCCAGAGCTCCTGGATAAATTGCATCAAACGCGCCATGAACGACATTGTTTGCGTCAGAAGTATCGGTTGCAGAAGCAGTAAGTGCTCCATTATCAACCCTTGCTACATATAAAGCATTTGCATATGAAAGATAATCTGCAGCCACAAAGAATGTTTCATAGTTGTCATCGTTTGGTGTTCCAAAACGATCCACTAATTCATTCTCTGAAGAAATCAGAACTGCTTCACCTACAGGACCCCATCTAAATACCCCTGCGTGTGCTGCAGGTGGTGTTGCGATGGCAGGAACCGATGCTGATGCGTCCACCTCTCGAACAATTACGGAAGGACTTACGGAAAAAGCCATATTATTCTCCTTTAATATTATCTATTTAAACCTATTTACTAATTTATAGTTATCACAGTTTTATTTATAATAAATGAAATTTATATCTCAAAACTTCTTTCTGGTCTGTATTCAATCCATCCATGTTCATCAGGTTGTGGATCTCCAGTATCAATAAATCCAAAAGGTAGTAATTCTTCGTCAAGCTGTTGTTCTGTTTTTTCTTTTAATGCCGCTAAAGTATTAATATCCGTTAATTCTCTAAAGAATCTCTGGTCAGACAACCAAGCAAATAAAACTAAATTCATTACGAGATCGTCGTTCCATCCGGATTCTGCCTCGTAAGAATTACCTCTTTTACTAAATCGTGATAACTCCTGTATTGTATTATAATCTTGTACTATTAACTGATTTTGTTCAATTAATAGCTTCAATATAGAACAACCTTTTGACTTTACTTGTCTTGTTGTTCTTATTCCATGATCTGCACGCTTCCCTCCAAAACCACTTGAAACTTGTTTACCAGCTCGGCCGGCATTTTCAGTGAAGAGAAGATTCTCATAGCCGTAGTCCATTAAGAGTACATCAGAAACCTGCTCACCGATGTCATTGATTTCTACTAAGATGGCACTCTCATTATACATCAGCCCTATTCTATATATAACTGAAGCAAAGTCTACCGGACTTATAGTATTATCTTGGAAACAACAAACCTGCTTATAAGGCATTTCTGTTACATCCAACATTGTAAACGTTGAATAATCGAGTCCTTTACCTCTCGATACATCAACTGTCATAACATATGAGTGACCTGGTATTGCTTTTTCATATTGCACAATACCTTCACTTTCAGTAATTGGCTTGGACGGTGCAAGTTCTTTGAGTTTGGCACCACTTATTAGAGTACCTGAACTACCTAAGAACTGACAACAATATTCCTGCTCAAACTTTTCTTGGTCAAAATCTAACGCCTCTAACGTTTCATCTTTCCACTGTTCGTCTCTACCAGGAACGTCATACCACATAACCTCAACATATTCATAACCGTTTGTACCTTCTTTGGCACCTTTACAAGTTTTCCAAAAATGGTTCAAACCATTTGGCGTTGAAGTCATTAATAACTTTGTACTTTGACCTGATGAAATTGTTGGATATACTGAAGCAAAGAATTCATCAAATCCTTCAATAAACGCGACCTCATCAAGGTATAGGAACGAAATAGATTTACCACGAATTGCTGAACTTGTTGTTGTTCCTGCGTAAATCTTACATCCGTTCTCTAATGTTATATTACCTTTATTCCATTCTTCAATACCTTGCTGCATCCATTTAGGTAATGCTTCATAGGCAAGTTGTATTCTTCCGAGTACTTCCCTTGCTGCATCACCTTTGTTTGCTAATATCGCAACGGTCTTAAATTCATTAAATAAGATGTAGTGTAATATAACTGCAGTTGCTGTTGTGGTCTTTCCACTCTGTCTTGCAGTTAATACAGCAACCCTTCTACTTTTTGTAATCTTTTCTGTAATTTCTTTTTGATAATCATACATATCCAAATTGACTAAACCTTTATCAACATGGACAATCTTAATATAATTCTCAGCAAAATAAACTGGATCCTCGGCACACTTCATATACTCCTTAAGCATTTCAGGAGTGAACTCAATTTGTTCTCCTACCTTTTTGAGATATGAATTACCTAAGTATCCGCGGTCTATCATTCGTTATTATCGCCTTTAATCATCTTTAATAAATCGGCGGTAGAAACTATTAAATTATTATTCGTAACCTGTGTGGAAGGACCTGTCTCTTCTTCTTTAGCATATCTTTTCTTTGTTGACATTTCAACATAATCTTTGTTTGCGTCGAGTAATGTTTTCATTAATGTAGATACAACCTCAAATGCTCGAGGAGATTCAGATTGTTTCGCAATTGATGTCATCTCTTTAACTGCATCATCACCAAGATTAATAATATTCTCAATGTTTTGTTTTGCTAATTCAATATCTTTTAAATTTTCTGCTGCTTCTTTACTTATAACAGCAGGAACTTGAGCTACACTTTCCTGCGGCAGATTCTTTACATTATCTACACTTTCTGCAAGTTCAGCATCTTCGTTAGTTGAAAAAGAATTTAATGGAAGGTCAGGAAGTTTGTCCGGATTTAATCTATCCAAAGCTTCTTGTCTTTCTTCTTCAGCTTCGTCCAAAGGTCTCATATTAAGTGCTTGTGCTATTTTATCATCAGTCATAATATTATTTATCCTTCCGCGGTCATCTTCCAATCGCCGTCTCTGTTAACCCAGGCACAAGATTTTCTTAAACCTGATGTACTAAAACGGTGATCTCTTTGATTGAAAAATAGTTCAATACTTTTCTTTTGACAAATATCTTTTCCTGTAAATTCTTTATTACGATATTCTTCACCTAGGATACGAACATGAATTGTATATAATTCTAATATATCAATTAAGTCTTGTTCTGTTTTATAAGGAATGATTTCATCAACATAACTTACTGCTTTCAATTGCGTATATCTTTCAACGATAGTTTGAATAGGAGGGTTCTTTTCTTTCGGTCGGTCAATAGAAGGATCCATTTGTAATCCTACCATTAAATAATCACACTGTTCTTTTGCATCTCTCAGCATTTGAACATGTCCTGCATGAAGTAGGTCAAAGCTACTACAAGTAAATCCAATTTTCATAATATTATATTCCTAAATTAACTGGGTTCAGTATCTGATATCTGTTCGATATAATCCCAGTCGTCATCAAATTCAATTAAACTAAAGTCAACGGTTTGAGTGATATCAGATGTTGCTACATTATTTGCTGTCATACCAGGTTGAATTGTTTGGAACTCTTCAAACGAAGTATTGGCAACAGTGTCAGTAGCATATCTTGTATCAATAAATCTTATAACTTCCTTATCTCTTTCAGGACCGAAGAACCAACCTTTCATATTAAAGTTTAGTGTATATAAAATACTACGTCTTTGTGTAAAGGCTTCTTCGTATATGTCCTCTGATTGAACATCACTTAAAATAAGTGGTACATCAATCGGTTCTAATCCTTCAATCAATCTTACTGTACTTGTAAATTCTGGATTGAAGAACGGTAAAATTTGTTCTAATAATTTAACGGCATCTTCGTTATACTTTGCCATAATGTATAAACTGAATCCCATATTATATGGAGTACCTGCATATACAAATCTACGACTGCCGTTTTCTTCATCAACAACTGTCTTTCTTATTTTTCTTGTCGGAGCAACTTTTCTTTCAGTATCATAAGTAAAACTTGTAAGCTCAAATGCCATACGAGGTAATGTCATAGCATAAGGTTGTCCTGCTGCTACATTTCCTTGAGCATCAAAACTTGCGCCACCTTGAATATTAGGATCTTGGTCAAGTCTTGCTAAAATCTTCTGATATGGTCCATAAGAAATAGGTACAATCTGTCTCTGATTGAGAGTCCCATCAGTACTTGTTCTACGAACTTCCAACTGATTAAAGTATGTACCAAATAAGGCAACATATTTACGAATCGTCGAATTGTAAAAGTAATTTGCTATTGCCATTATGAGTCACTTATTTGTATATTTTCACTAAATGGATCCACCTCTGAGAAATCAATAATACCATCGGCTTCCATTTCAAACGTAAGGTTGCCTGCGTTATCATCGACTTGTGCAAGTGCATTTAGTGTAACTGTATTAGAAACGTATACATCTGTATTATAATCTGCAAAGTAATTATCAATCTCAGATCTTCCTGTATCAAACTTCTGATTTGCATATTCAATCAATTCACACTGCATATCAAATACTTGTGTTTGTCCCATTTGATAGAATATACTTTCATGTTCAACATACTTAATTTCAAACATCTTTTCATTTAATGGGAAGTAAATCAAATCACCTTCCCTCGGGCGGGCCAGCTCCACTACCTCTCGAGTCACATGTCTTTCAAAAGTTCTGTTAGCAACTGTAAGTGTTAACGTATCTCTTATTTGTAATCCGAACTTAGATAGGAAGTCTCCTTCTCCTTCAAAACCTTCCATATTTTTAACATAGGTTTCAAATTCAAAAGTTTCGTTATAGACAGGGAAATCATCTTCGTTAAAGATTGAGTCTCTGCCTTTAATTGCTCTACTGATATAAATGACATCAACACCATACTGCTTGATAGATTCAATTACTAAATCATCAATCAGTGATTGCTCTGAAACTCGAGCGTAATTGTTGAAGAATGTGTTGGTTGCCATTACTTATCCGATATAGTTATAACTGAGAGGTTGTAAATTTTGCACTGCTTCTTCTTCCATTAATCTCCTCTCTTCCTTCGCATCGGAAAGTATTTGTTCTCCATTGAATGTAACACCGCCTACAAGTTGCATACCTGTAAACTTGGTTAGGTTTGAACCCCATTGTTCTTTAACTAAACATGATGCATAATTCTGTAACCAACGATCTGACCATACATCCGCATAAGTAGACGGGTCAATTACATCGTATGCTTCAATGATAAGGTATTCACCTACTACAAGTAATCCTGGGTCTGTATCAAGGTATAACCTATTTACATGTTTATTATAACGAACCATAGGTTTACCTACGAGCATTTCTTGTAAGAACTCTAGATGAGACATGGACATATAATAGTTTGTGATATTATATCCAGTGATGTCTTCAAGATTGTTTAAAACGAATTGATATTGAACATTAAAGATACCTGAGCCAGTTGAAATACTTGACTGCATATTAAAGATACCTGAAATACCAAGAAGACCTGCTGGTAAATCAATATATCCATTATCTTTGTTTTCTTGCGTAATCTGGTGTTTTAAGTAAACAAGCTGACTTCCGTTGTAATGATAATCTCTCCAATAATCTACTGCTTCGTCAATACGATCATCAACTTGTTCATCTGACACATTAATATCAATGACAGGTGCTCCGAGTTTACGAAGTACCCAATCTTTGAATTCTTGTCTTGTTGTTGGTTGTGCCATATTCTTTACTCTTTATACTATTTATATTACCTTAGAAAGTTGAATCCGACCTTGATACAAGACCAAGCTTATATTCAAATACTTTTGTATCATCATGTCCAGAAAGTTTTACCCAACATTCTATTACATGGTCTGTTTGTAATCTTGCTGATTCGTTTCCTGAAGTTGATGTTTGATTTCTCATTCTAACTCTTATACCAACACCATCAGTTGGTACATCAATACCTGACTGCCCGCCAATGTTATGAACAGAAAACCAAGTATCATTTGTATAAGTACCTATTGTTGCTGGAGCTCCTGTACCAGAATAATGATATCTGTTCATAGTAAAAGTTTCGGTTGTAGTGTTTAAATCTTGAACAGTTGTTTTAGAATGAACAAGTTTAATAGAATCTATTGGGCCAGGATAAGTCTGTCCGCTAATCGCGGAATCATTCGCATAATGAATACGTGAGCTACCATTAAAAGTACCAGTACCTCCACCAACCGGGTAATACTCAACATCCTCGTCTTCATAAAGTGATCCGCTTCCACTTGCGCCTGAACCGTTATCTGTAGTTTTAGCTACAAAGCCACCAAAGATTGGGTCATAATAAAAGTCAAAGTAAGCATCAGCATCTGCAGATGCAGCATCGCCGTCAGTACCTAAAGCAAACATAACAATTTCAGCAGTATCATTCGGATTCTCTTTATCGTAAATGTTTTCTCCTATAGTTGGGTATTCAAGACCTCCTACACCACCTGTACCTGCCGTATTCTTACCGCCTGCGATTGTATTGAATGAATGTGATAAACTCATATCTTTCCTCTTATGCTGTTCCGTTGACTTCCCAATAATAATAACCTGTTGCTACAATATTAGAACCACCTGAGTCAGACGCAATTTCTATTTTCATCAATCCTTCTCTTGTACCTACCTGACTTCGTGGCCCACCAACTTCATACCTAAACTGCGGGGAGCTTGTTAACGCAACCCACGTATTTAATGAAGAACTGTAAGACGTGCTAAGAGTCATTGGGAAAGTCAGATTTCCATTATCGTTTGATGCTCTAATATAATATGTTTGTGAAGGTGTAATATTATTCCACTTAGATGTACTATATGTCCAATATCCAGTTTGTCCTTGAGCAACACCATTCGTATATTTTTCAATATTTCCATCAGCCTTAAACCTCATACCACAAATACAATCTGCTGTAGGCGGCATAGATGAGGATGTAGAATCAGCGTTAGAACCACCAGCAGCATTACCTGTTCCGTGTAATGAAACTGATTCTGTTGGAGTAGTACCTGTAAATCCTACGGCCGATGCACGAATATCATTTGTGTCAACATACAAGAAAGTAATTTGCCAATGTTGATAATCACTCCATGTTGGTTCTGTATTGTTTTCCCAATTAACATCTGAAGGCCATGTTGGAGCATAAGGAACCGAAGATGTATCTAAAAGCAACATACAAGTTTTACCTGTTGCTCCACTTGATACCGTAAATGTTGTAGCAGCACTTAAAGTACAAGTCATAATTGGAGTTGTAAAATTAATGTTGTTTGTTGTTGCTGTAGCTATAGCGTGAAGATCATCATAAAACCCACTTGTATCCTGAACGTTATTTACTGTGAAGTCGTCATCAATTACAATATTATTGCTTACTTTAATCGCCATTTGTCAATCCTAACTTTTCTCTGCATTTATCAAACTCAACTTGGTCTAATGCTTTATCCCCATGATACGGAGCTATCATCCACACTTCTTCAATTTCATTATCAACTGTGTTCTTTACAAAGAACTGATAACTAATTGTCCCGTTGTCTATAATATCTTTTTTATATTCTACTGTCATTATTCATTCCTTATGGTGAGAAGTCTGCTGATATTGTGACTGATACCGTATCTTGTACTGTTGATGTGGCAGTATCTCTGATTGATAAAGTACCTGATACAGACCTAATAACTGAATCATTATCATCTTCTTCAAGAACCCAAGATAAGTTTACACCGCCATTCAACCATGTTCCTAAACCAGAGTTTGAAATTAAATAACTCGTATCACCTGTACCATCCCACTTAATTTGATAATCACTTGCACTACCTGAAAGTAACCACGTCCTAGATACAGTACCAGTAGTTGCACCACTAGTACCTGTACCTGAAGTAGCAATTGTTCCTGCTTGTCCGATAGCAAGAGTGGTTCTTGCGTATCCACCTAAATTACTACCTGAGGAATATGTATTAATTGTGGATCCTAAATCTACTGTTGGTGCTGATGCACCGCTTCCTGAATACCCAGTCGCAACTACTCTTACGGTTGAACTATCCCAAGCAGTTAATCCTATTTGCCAATATCTTGTACCTGTCCAAGACGGTTCTGTATCTTCGGCAAATTTAAAGGTTGAAGGGAATGTTGGCGCGTATCCGCTTGCACCGACATCTAAAAGTAAAACCGCAGTTTTGCCTACCCCAACATTCGTTGCTGTAAATGTTGTGGCGGCGCTTAATGAAGCTAACATTACAGGAGTGTCCATATCAATAACAGTCGTTATTGAGTTGGCGTTAGCGAAAAGGCCAGTATAATTACCGTCCATAGAATTGAAATTTTGTAAGATATAGCTATCGCTAATAATTTCAGTTGATGCTACTTTAATTGACATATTATTTACCTATTGGACCCGTATTGTGTTCTTGCTAAAAATCCGACACTTCCACCACCGCCTGTTGTTGTTGGTGTTATATCACATGTTGAATATAAAGTTCCTTGGTCGCATATAATTCTTACTCTAAAATCTGGATCTGAACCTGATGTAAAGTTGGCTGATGTGGAGCCTGTTGGATTTGTGGACGTTGCTCTTGATGCCCACCAAAATCTTACATATCCATTATAATAAGTTCCGGAATTATATCCGTCTGATGTTGGTAATGGTCCGCCACTATAGTTTGAAGGGGTACAATCTCCAAGACAAGATTGTGAACTGACGTTATATTGGAATTGACATGAAGTAATATTTGTTAGGCCAGTATAATTAATATATGTATAGTCAGTTGCAGAAGCTGAGCCATTATCTCCGTTCCACCAGCCTACTACAATTCTGTTATTACTAGGTTCATGTTCAAATGATACTGAAATCCATGCTTCAGCAACTTGAGGGTCACCAAGCCCAACATCATAAGTTTCAAAATCTGCGTGTTGAGAAAAAGATGCAGGTAATCCAGATGATGCTCCTGGTTGGTTATAACCTATAGCAGTTGCTCTTACATTAGTACTATTCCAACACATAAATGTAATAATCCAATGTCTATAACCAGACCACGTCGGTTCTCCTCCAGCAAATTCTACTGAAGAATCAAAAGATGGTGTATAAGATGATGCTGATGTATCTAGAATAAAAGTTTTATCTCTACCAAACTCTTTATCCGTAATCGTAAAAGCACAGTTTTGTGATAGGACGTATTTATGAATTGGCTTAGTCATACTAAGATTAGATGAACTAAGACTGACGGTTATTGTTTCTACATTTGGATGGAAATCAGCAAAAGTTCCGGATGCGCCGGTGATATTTTCAAACTCATAGCTGTTATTAATGACGGTGGAACCGCCGACTTTAATTGCCATCTTCGTCTCCTGACTATTAGCAGTTAATATAATTGTATAGTTTTATTTATACATTAATCGCGGCGTTCAATATCATCTTCTGACAATTTGTCTCCAAGCCATACTTCAATTACTTTCGCAGGTTCTGTTCCTACGTTTGTTGCTTTGTGCCAAA